TTAGCAGATGCAAAAGAAGCAGATGTTATTAAGATGGCACAAGCTAACCATCCTGTAGAACACATGAATGATGTTATCGCAAAGCAAATAGCTGATAAGATAGCACCTAAAAATGAAGAGGTTAATATGCCTTGGGCTCCAAAAGAAGAAGAAAAAGGAGAGTAGGACAATAGCTACTTAATATTATTATATTGTGTGTGATAATATTAAAGTATAATTTTAACTAAAATTTAATTAATTATGAATAAAAATGTAGAAGACATAAAGGTCGAAAAAATAACGGACGAGCAGTTACAAGAACTCCAAGGACACGTTAACAAAATTAACCAAGCTCAATTACAATTAGGTCAATTAGAGTCTCAAAAATATGGTCTTGTTGGCGCTATACCTCAACTCCAAAAGGAATTAAAAGAATTCCAAGATAAAATGGAAGAGCAGTATGGTAAAGTAAGTATCAATATTCAAGACGGTACAATACAAGAAATACCAGAAGATGAGCAAGCTAATACGTAAGATAAGTATTGGTAAGGATTATAAAAATGAAGCTATGCATTACGCCGTTGGCCAAGAGGTCTACGGCGGGCATACAATTTGTAATATAATAGAGGAGGATACTAAATACAGCATTTATATTAAAAAAGAAAACGAGGTTTTACCTTGGAAAGATTTTAATAAGAATATGGCTGTATCAGTAGAATACAACCTTGAATATTAATGCAAGCTTTATATAACTTTATAATCAAGCCAATAGGGGAAAGGTATAATAACGTTAATAAAGTTGGTGATAATGAGTTGATAGTCAATACTGAAATATTCAATCATCAATACATTAATAGAGAAGCAAAAGTACTGTATACACCAAAACTGTTAAAAACACCTATTAAAGTTGGTGACACTGTGTTAGTTCATCATAATGTTTTTCGTAGATGGCATAACATGCGTGGTGAAGAAAAAAATAGTAGAGGTTATCTTGGAAATAACATGTACTCTGTAAATGGTGATCAGGTTTTTGCTTATAAACAAAATAATAATTGGAAATCATTAGATGGGTATTGTTTTGTTAAACCAATAAAATCATTGAATAATTTATCAGTTGATCAAGAAGAGCCTTTAATTGGCGTGATGAAATACACAGATGATACGTTGATAATGATTGAAGAAGGTGATTTGGTAGGTTTTATGCCAAACAGTGAATTTGAGTTTATCATAAACGGTGAAAGACTATATAGAGTTTTAACTAGTAACATTTCAATTAAATATGAATATCAAGGACAAGAAGAAGAATATAATCCAAGCTGGTTACAAAGCGGTGGACGAGTTAATAAAAGTAGCTAAAGAAGAAATTGTTGATAGCGATGAAGATATTTCTGCTGATAGATTAAAAAATGCAGCCGCAACAAAAAAACTAGCTATATTTGATGCGTTTGAGATATTAAATAGAATTGAAGAAGAAAAAAACATATTAGAAGATAAGCCAACTGAGCAAAAAGAAAATACTTTTCAAGGTTTTGCCGAAAGAAGATCTAAATAATGTACGAACAAACCTTATATAAAATTGTTAAGCCAATAAAGATAAATACTATTAAACGGCTTAATAAAGCAAAGAAATGGAAATATGGCTATGATAAAGATCATGATATTGTAGTTATAAGCAAAACAGGACAGATAGGTGAAATATATGAAATTCAAAATTTTAAAATAGCCTTACCTCTTGCTACTAATGTTTATAGTAGATCAAAAAAGAAACAAGAACAACATTGGGAACAGTTTGAATATCCAAAAGCATTAAAAAACGTTAAAACCATTTTTGACTGGAGAGATTACCCAAGTGAACATAAAGATAAATGGTTTGATTATATCAATGAAGAGTTTAATCGTAGAGAGAATGGTTTTTGGTTTAATAATAATGGTAAGCCTACTTACATTACCGGTACTCACTATATGTATCTTCAGTGGTCAAAAATTGATGTGGGTGCTCCTGAATTTAGAGAATCCAATAGATTATTCTTTTTATTCTGGGAAGCTTGTAAAGCAGATAAACGCGCTTATGGAATATGTTACCTTAAAAACAGACGATCTGGTTTCTCGTTTATGGCAAGCGCGGAGACAGTTAACGCTGCTACTATCTCGAGTGATGCAAGATTTGGTATACTATCAAAATCTGGTTGGGATTCTAAAAAGATGTTTACGGATAAGGTTGTACCAATATCTGTTAATTACCCGTTTTTCTTTAAGCCGATTCAGGATGGTATGGATAGACCAAAAAGCGAACTTGCATATAGGGTACCGGCTCAAAAGTTTACTAGAAAGAAGCTTCAAACAAATGAACAGATTGAAGAAATTGTAGGTTTAGATACCACTATTGATTGGAAAAATACTGGTGATAACAGTTACGATGGAGAAAAACTTAACCTATTAGTGCACGATGAAAGTGGTAAGTGGGAAAGACCTGATAATATATTAAACAACTGGAGAGTAACAAAAACATGTTTACGATTGGGTAGTAGGGTTATTGGGAAATGTATGATGGGTTCAACATCAAACGCATTAGACAAAGGAGGAGATAATTTTAAAAAATTATTTAGAGATTCTGATGTAACAAAAAGAAATAAAAATGGACAGACTAAATCTGGTTTATATAGTTTGTTTATACCAATGGAATGGAATTATGAAGGCTTTATGGATAAGTATGGTATGCCAGTATTTAATACACCATTAGATCCAACGTATGATTACTACGGTGAATTAATAGACACTGGAGTTATAGATCATTGGGAAAACGAAGTTGAGGGTTTAAAAAACGATCCTGATGCTTTAAATGAATTTTACAGACAATTTCCTAGGTCTGAGGAGCATGCATTTAGAGACGAAGCTAATAATAGTATATTTAATTTAACTAAAATATATGAACAGATAGATTTTAACGAAGAGTTAAATAGTAAAGCGCAAATGTCTACGGGTAACTTTCAATGGGCAAATGGCGTTAAAGATACTAAAGTAATATTTTACCCAGATTTAAAAGGAAGATTTAATATATCTTGGGTGCCGCCTAGAAATTTACAAAACAATATTGCTACAAAAAATGGTATAAAGTATCCTGGTAATGAACACATGGGTGCTTTTGGTTGTGACAGTTATGATATATCAGGAACTGTTGATGGTAAAGGATCTAAAGGTTCTTTACACGGTTTAACTAAGTTTAGTATGGAGGATGCACCTCCAAATCACTTTTTTTTAGAATATATAGCTAGACCACAAACGGCAGAGATATTTTTTGAAGATATGTTAATGGCGTTAGTATTTTATGGAATGCCTATATTAGCGGAAAATAACAAACCTCGTTTATTATATCATTTAAGAAGAAGAGGTTATAGAGGTTATTCAATGAATAGACCTGATAAAGTTTGGAACAAGTTATCTGTTACTGAAAAAGAAATAGGTGGTATACCTAACACGAGTGAGGATATTAAACAAGCGCACGCATCTGCAATTGAGATGTATATTCAAGAAAACGTAGGAATGAAACATGATGGGTCACATGGCTCAATGTATTTTAACAAAACACTAAATGATTGGTCAAGATTTGATATCAATAAAAGAACAAAGTTTGATGCAACAATTAGTAGTGGTTTAGCAATAATGGCGTGTAATAGAAACTTATACAAACCAAATGCTAACGTAGAAAAAGATAAAGTAAATATTAGTTTCGCTAAATACACTAATACAGGCGAAAGATCACAAATAATAAAGTAATATGGCAAAACCAACAAAAGGTTATTTTCCAAGTCAAGTTGTAAGTGACGCTGAAAAGGCAAGTTATGATTATGGTTTAAAGATAGCAAAAGCAATAGAAAGTGAATGGCTAGGTAAATCTGGATCAAACAATAATAGATTAAATTCTACTAGGCATCAATTTGATAAACTTAGATTATATGCTAGGGGAGAACAAAGTGTACAGAAATATAAAGATGAATTATCTATAAACGGTGATTTGTCTTATTTAAATTTAGACTGGAGACCTGTACCTATTATACCTAAGTTTGTTGATATTGTAGTTAATGGTATTGCTGAAAGAACGTACGATATAAAAGCTTATTCACAAGATCCATATGGTGTTACAAAGAGAACACAATATATGGAATCTATTTTAAATGATATGCGTTTAAAAGATGTAAATGAATTTGTTCAAAAATCTTTTAATTTAGACATGACAGAAAGTAATTTAAGCGAATTACCAGGTAGTGAAGAAGAGCTAGCAGTTCATATGCAATTATCTTACAAGCAGTCTATTGAAATAGCACAAGAACAAGCATTAAATACTTTATTCGAAGGAAATAACTACGAGTTAATTAAGAAAAGATTTTATTATGATTTAACAGTGCTGGGTATAGGTGCTGTAAAAAATACATACACAGAATCTAAAGGTATTTGTTTAGACTATGTTGATCCTGCAAACTTAATATATTCGTATACTGAGTCACCATATTTTGACGATATATATTATGTTGGTGAAGTAAAAGAATTACCAATAAATGAATTAAAAAAGCAGTTTCCTAATTTAACAAATGAAGATTTGTTGGAAATAGTAAATAACAATTCTAGCGTTAGTCACGTTGGACAAAGTACAATAGCTTCAGATGTCAGCACTGATACTAATATTGTTCAGGTTTTGTTTTTTAATTATAAAACGTATGCTAATGATGTTTATAAAGAAAAAACAATGTCATCAGGCGCTACAAAATTAATACAAAAAGATGATAGCTTTGATCCACCGCAAGAGGATGAAAGATTTAAAAAGTTATCTAAATCTATTGAAGTTTTATACGAAGGAGCATTAATACTAGGTACTAAAAAATTAATAAAGTGGGAGTTAGCTAAAAATATGCTAAGACCTAAAAGTGATTATACAAAAGTTAAAATGAACTATAGTATAGTCGCACCAAGAATCTACAAAGGTAGAATTGAATCACTTGTTGGTAGAATTACTAGCTTTGCTGACATGATTCAATTGACTCATTTAAAACTTCAGCAGGTGATGGCAAGAATGGTTCCTGATGGAGTTTACTTAGATGCTGATGGTTTAGCAGAAGTTGATTTAGGTAATGGCACAAACTACAACCCGCAAGAAGCACTAAACATGTTCTTCCAAACTGGTAGTGTTATTGGTAGATCGTTTACTGGAGACGGTGATATGAATCCAGGTAAAGTGCCTATACAAGAAATTTCTAGTGGTAATGGAGGTGCTAAGTTACAAAGTTTAATTAACACATACAATTATTACTTGCAAATGATAAGAGACGTGACCGGACTAAATGAAGCAAGAGATGCTAGTGTTCCAGATAAAAACGCTTTAGTTGGCGTGCAGAAATTAGCAGCAGCTAATAGTAATACAGCCACAAGACATATTTTACAAAGTGGTTTATTTTTAACAACTGAAACAGCGGAGTGTTTATCTTTAAGAGTATCAGATGTGTTAGAATACTCTGACACAAAAGACGCGTTTATACAAAGAATAGGCGCTCATAATGTTAGCACTATAGAAGAAATGCAAAACCTGCATCTATATGATTTTGGTATATTTATAGAATTACAACCTGATGAAGAAGAAAAAGCTATACTTGAAAACAATATACAACAAGCGTTAGCTAAAAATAGTATTGAGTTAGAAGATGCTATAGATGTTAGGGATATTAAAAATATTAAATTAGCTAATCAATTGTTAAAAATAAGAAGACAAAAGAAAATAGCTAGAGATCAACAACTTGCGGAAAGAAATATACAAGCACAAGCGCAAGCTAACGCACAAGCACAGCAGGTTGCCGCTCAAGCTGAAGTTCAAAAGCAGCAAGCTATAGTACAAAGTAAAGCTGAACTTGAAAAGGTTGAATCACAATTAGAACTTCAAAAGTTACAAGCTGAGGCACAGTTGAAAAAAGACTTAATGAATCATGAGTTTCAATTAAACATGCAATTAAAGCAAATGGAAGTTGATGCTATGAAAAATAAAGAAACTATAAAAGAAGATCGTAAGGATGAGCGTACTAGAATACAAGCATCTCAACAATCTGAATTAATAGAGCAGAGAAATAATGATAGTTCTGCTAAAAAATTTGAATCATCAAGTAATGATACATTAGGTGGTGGTTTTGATCTAGGTGTTTTTGATCCTAGGTAATTGTTTAATTTTATAATATTATATTATGGCTAATAAAAAGAAAGAAGAAGTAGTTGAACAAACTACTGATGAAAAAGTTGAGGCTCCTATGGGAGACACAATAAAAGTAAAATTACCTAAAAAACCAAAGCAATTAGGTAATCAAGATAAAATTGCTAAGGTTAATTTAAGTAAAGAGGAAACTACAAAAGAAGTAGTTGAAGAGCAACCTGAAGAGGAAGTTAATGATAAAGTTATTGAAGAAGTTCAAGAGAAAGTGGAAGAAGAAAAGGTTGAAACGAAAGAAGAAACTGAAAACCCAGTTTTGGAAGAAGTTACAGAAGAAAAGACTGATGAGGCTGTTGAAGATGAAGTTAAAACAGTTGAAGAAACAGTTAAAGAAGCTGTAGAAGAAGCAAAAGAAACTGGTCAAGACTTGCCAGAGAACATTCAAAAGGTTGTAGACTTTATGAGTGAAACTGGAGGTGATCTTGAAGATTATGTAAAATTAAATCAAGATTACAGTAAGTTAGATGATGTCACTTTATTAAGGGAATACTATAATCAAACAAAACCACATTTAAGTGGTGAGGAGATTAATTTTCTTATTGAAGATTCGTTTTCATACGACGAAGAGGTCGATGAGGCGGTAGACGTCAAGAGAAAGAAATTGGCTTTTAAAGAGCAAGTTGCCAACGCAAAAAGCCAACTAGACAAATTAAAGTCTAATTACTATGCGGAAATTAAAAGTGGTGTTAAGTTAACGCCTGATCAACAGAAAGCTATTGATTTCTTTAATAGATATAACAATGAGAACAAAAAGTCTCAAGAGGTAGCAGAAAAACAACATTCTGTATTTTTAAATCAAACTGATAAAGTTTTCAACAATAATTTCAAAGGTTTTGAATTTAATGTTGGTGAGAAAAAATATAGATTTAACGTTAATGATGTTAGTAAAGTAAAGGAACAGCAGAGTGACATTAATAATTTTATCTCTCAATATGTAGATAAAAATAACCTTATGTCTAACGCTAATGGTTACCACAAATCTTTATTTACAGCTATGAACGCTGATGCTATCGCTAACCATTTTTATCAACAAGGAAAAGCAGATGCTGTAAAAGAAACTATGGCAAAAGCTAAAAATGTTGATATGTCAGGTAGACAATCTGGATCAACTACACCTACGGGTGGGATACAGTTTAAACCTGTTGTTGGAGATTCTTTAAGTTCTTTACGTGTTAAAATTAAAAAATAAAGTTTAACTATAAAATTTATAAAAAATGGCAGTAACATTAGGAAGTGATATTAATATTGTTCCAGCGCCAAAATTACAAACGACTGGACAAAATTATATCGATTTTTTATCTTCTACCACTAAAGGTTGGGCACAACAATATATGCCTGAGATTTATGAGGCAGAAGTAGAAAGATATGGTAAGAGAACTATATCTGGATTTTTAGAAGCAGTCGGCGCTGAAGAAGCAATGGCTAGTGATCAAGTAGTATGGTCTGAACAAGGCAGGTTACACTTGAGATATGAGGGTACTCACGTAACCGGAGCAGGAGGTGGAGCAAAAACAATTACGTTAAGTACGTCAGACCACGCAATTAGAGATAACGACATGATCGTTGTAGCTTGTAACGCTAAGAACAAAGTTTTCAAAGCACACGTTACTAGTATTGCTGGTGCAGTTTTAACAGTTGCATGTTATGAGTTCGCAGGATTAAGCGGTACTAATGGCGCAGGACTTGCAAACACTGATGCGGTTTCAGTATTTGTTTATGGTTCTGAATACGGAAAAGGTGCTATTGGAAGAGATGCTTCCATTGAGCCTGAGTTCAAATCATTCTCTAACAAACCAATTATAATCAAAGACAAATATAACGTTGATGGTTCTGACACAGCTCAGATTGGTTGGGTTGAAGTAACTGGCGAAGAAGGTCAAAATGGTTACCTATGGTATTTAAAAGCTGAAGGTGATACTAGAGCTAGATTCACTGATTACTTAGAAATGGCAATGATTGAATCAGAAACTAAGAAAACAAATGGTACATCACCAGAAGGTACAGAAGGTTTACTTGAGGCAATTACTGACAGAGGAATGTATACAGGTGATGCTATGAATTTAGCTACATTTGATTTGGTATTAACTGAATTAGATAAGCAAGGTGCTATCGAAGAGAATATGATGTATTTAGATAGAACGCACTCTCTAGCTGTAGATGATTTCTTAGGTGATCTTTCAAAAGGGTCAAACGGTGGTACTGCTTATGGATTATTTAATAATTCAGCAGAAATGGCGTTGAATTTAGGATTTACAGGATTTAGAAGAGGTTCTTATGACTTCTACAAGTCTGATTGGAAATACTTAAATGACAGAAACTTAAGAGGTCTTAACACTGAGTTTGTTGATGCAAACACAGCAAGATTACACGGTGTTTTAGTTCCAGCTGGTGTTTCATCTGTATATGATGAAAACATGGGTAAGAACATCAAAAGACCATTCTTACACGTTAGATATAGAGCTTCTCAAGCTGATGACAGAAGATTCAAAACTTGGATCACTGGTTCAGTTGGTGGAAACGTTACATCTGATAAAGATGTGATGGAAGTACATTATCTATCAGAAAGATGTTTAGTTGTACAAGCAGCAAATAACTTTGTTAAGTTTGTTTAATTGACATTATTTTAAAGAGTTAGGTGCTTCGGCACCTAGCCCTTTATTTTTAAATTATTTAATTATATTATATCATGAAAAAAATAGAAACAAAAAATACAGCTATGCCTAAAGCTGATAAAAAATGGGTAATAAAAGACAGAGTATATAGACTAATTGATATAAGTCCTTTAGTTTATATTATTAAAAACAGCAATAACTATTGGTTTGATGAAGAAGCTGGATATGACAGAGAAGTAAAAGCAACAGCAAACCAAAAAACCGTTTTTGTAGATGAGTTTAAAGGTGATGTTAGATTAGAACACATCATATTTAGAGATGGTATATTAGCTGTGCCAGCTAGAAAAACAGTCTTACAAAAACTTTTATCAATATATCATCCTTGGAAGGATCAGATTTACGCTGAATTAGATGAAGAGGTAATAGCAACTGATGAGTTGTCTGATATAGAAACAGAAATCAAAGCACTAAATGCTGCTAAAGATTTAGATATAGATCATGCTGAAGCTATATTAAGAGTTGAGCGTGGAAGTGAAGTATCTGAATTATCTAGCAAGGAATTAAAGCGAGATATAATGGTTATGGCTAAGAAAAATCCTGGGTTATTTTTAGATTTAGTTCAAGATGAAAATGTTGAATTAAGAAACTTAGGTATAAAAGCAGCTGAAGCTGGAATAATACGATTATCAGAGGATAACAGAACGTTTACGTGGGCTAGTAATAAACGAAAACTCATGACAGTTCCTTATGATGAGCATCCATATTCTGCATTAGCGGCATATTTCAAAACCGATGAAGGTTTAGAAGTTTTTAAAACTTTACAAAAAAGATTAAAATAATTAATCACTTATAGAGTAGTCATCTCTATGGGGTGACTACACTATATAAAAAAAGAAATTATGGTTTTAATAGATACGGTATATCAGAGAGTATTAAATATATTGAATAAAGAACAAAGAGGATATATAACTCCACAAGAGTTTAATCTATTAGCTAACCACGCACAAATGGATATATTTGAACAATATTTCTATGACATAAATCAGTTTGAAAGAGCACCTGGTAATCAAACAGAATATTCAGACATGTTAGACATTATTGAAAGTAAGATAGCATTGTTTGAAACATCATCCACACTAGACGGGTTGGGTAAACAAACCAACAACACCGCGTCAACAAATAATACAGATTTTAGTTATTTTTCATTACCATCAGATATGTATAGGATAGGTGTAGTATCTTACAAAGATAACGAAGCGGAGAGAGTTACGCAAAATGAATACTTGCTATTAAATTCATCTCAGTTAACAAAACCAACAGATACAAGATTAATGTATACACAAACTGGCTATGTTGCTAGTAATGTTAAATATATTAAAATACGCGTTTTTGGTATTAACGAACTAAAGCACGATGATGACGCTAATATCACATTAACATATATTAGAAAACCACAAAAAGCTGAGTGGGCATACACAAACGTAAATGGTAATCCACTATATAACGCAACAAATGCTACAGACTTTGATTTACACGAATCAGAAGAAAACGAATTGGTAATAAAAATACTAGCATTATCTGGTGTTATAATAAAAGATCCAAGTGTATACCAAGTAGCTTCAACAGAAGAAAATAAAGATGTTCAACAGGAAAAATCATAAATAAATGGCATTACAAACACTAACAAGCGAGGGATATTATAGAGGTAGTCAAACATTTTTAGG